ATGGGTCAACAGTATTCGCACCTGTCGTCCGAGGAGAGGATCCTGATCGAGAAGCTGCATTGCGAACAGCATCTGAGCGTCCGGAAGATCGCGGAGGAAATCGGTCGGGACAAGTCCACGGTGTCACGCGAGCTGAGGCGCGGCCTGTGGTTCGCGTCCAACGAGAACGGGTCGTACCGTCCCTACCGGCCGAAACGGCTGAAGACCGGGCCGTGGACCTCGGGTCCGTTCTATTCGGCGCTGGCCGCGCAGAGAAAGGCCGACCGGCGTCGGCGCGGATCCCGCAAGCCGCGTCGCATGGACTCGGGCCCGTTGCGCGCCTGGGTGCTGGACTCGCTGCGCAGGGGGTGGAGCCCGGAACTGATCGAGGGACGGTTGAAGGCCCAGTACGCCGGCGACCCGTCGATGCGGATCAGCCACGAGTGCCTTTACCAGTGGATCTACGCCAAGCCGCAGCGGGCGCTGGACCTGCGCCAGTACCTGGCGCGCGGCAGGAAACGCCGGACGAGGAAAAAGGGCAGGAAGGCGAAAGGGCCGCGCATCCCGATGCGCGTGCCCATCGCGGACCGGCCCGAGGCGGTCGGATCCAGGAAGGGGTTCGGCCATTTCGAGTCGGACACGGTGGTCGGCGCCGCGCCGTCGAGGCGCTGCATGAACACGCAGGTGGAGCGCAGGAGCCGCAGGCTGTTCGCCCGGCTCGTCGACGACAAGAGCGCGTCCGCCACGGCCAGGGCCGAATACGAGATCTTCAAGGACATCCCGCCGGCCGCGCGCGTCGACCGCACGTGGGACAACGGCACGGAGGCGTCCCTGCACGTGCTGGTGGACGAGGCGCTGGGCATGCTCACGTACTTCGCCGACCCGTACAGTTCCTGGCAGCGTGGCAGCAACGAGAACAGGAACGGCAGGATCCGCCGCTATCTGCCCAAGGGAACCAGTTTCGAGGATCTCACGCAGGACGAGCTCGACGCGATCGTCGGGGAGATCAACGACACCCCCATGAAGCTCCTCGGCTACAAAACGCCCAACGAGGTATGGGACGAGGAGATCGCCAAGCTACAATCGAAGGCAGCCAGCCCGAACACAAGCGTTGCGCTTACAAATTGAATCCGGGTTATTGGAATACCCATATGGCGAGTTTGATGAGCAGGAGGATGACGGCTGTTCCCCATGCGGTGATGGTGACGCCGGTGACGATGTTGGTGAGGATGTCGTTGAATCGGTTTGGCTTGTGGTTCATCAGTGTCCTATTCGATGGTGTATTCGCGTGGGTGTTCGTCTCGCTGGTTTTGTCGTTTGATGCGGCTGATGAGTCGTTGGGCTGCGCGGTCGGCTCCGTGGCTGGTTAGGGCCCATGCGTGGTGTCGTCGTTCGTATTCGCGGTGGGTGCCGTCGGTGGCGAATTCGTTGATGACGATGTCGTATCCGATGTTGGTGCGGGTGATGGCGACTTTGTATGTGTGTTTCAGGATTGCCATTGGGGTTCCTCCGGTATGTCTCGGTCGAGGACTTGTGTGAGGAACTTGTTGAGTTCCTGTACGTCATGCCAATCGATTTCATGTTCTATCGAGTGGTCGAAGCGGACTTTGAATTGTCCTGCTGGCGTGACCCCCATCATGAGCGTGGTGTGGTTTTTGGTTTCGATTTCGATGGACTGCTTGACGCTCATTCCGTCCATCCTTTGTCGGCTCCGTCCGCGTGGGCCCAGTCGCAGGAGATGCCGGCGTTGCTGTTGTGTGCGATGCAGGTCACGCGTCGGCTGTCCGGCATGGTGATCGTGCAGGTTTCCCACTGGGCGTTGTAGGTGGAGCATTCGCTCTGCGTGACCGCTTCAGTGTGCTTGTCGGCCGACGAGTCGATGGGAGTGCCCTCGCAGCCTGCGAGCGCGGTGATGCAAAACATGATGGCGGCCAGTGCGAGAATGCGTTTGGCTAATGTAATTCGCTGGTTCACTGCTTATCCTCCGTTTCCGCCTGATCGTCGGTGATGTAGTTCTTGGGTGTGAGGGTGATGGTGATCTGGCAGTCGGCGGCGAGTGCCTGGTGGATGAGGCTGGTGATGTCCGCGTTGTTCATTGCGGATTCCTTTCGTTGGTTGGTTGTTTGGTTTGTCGGGTGACGGTCAGGCTGCGGATGTGTGGTTGGAGGATTGCAGTGCCGTGTTTGGGGTTGAGGGACAGGATGCGCAGTTGTCCGAGGCAGAGGTCTCGGTCGTGGAGCACGAACCGGGTGAGCTGGTATTCGGGGGTGAAGGGCGGGATGGCTTTGAGGTATCCGTCGATGATCGTGCCGTCCACGGTGGTGATGATGCACCGGTGGCCGTCGAGCTCTTCCGGCGTGGCGGTTCGCCAGTCGATGGTGGCTTGCACGCTGCCCATCATGCGGCCTCGTCCAGTTCGCCCCGGTCGATGGCCTGGCACAGGAGTTCCACGATGCGGGCCGCGTCGGTGCCTTGGGCGAGCAGGCGGGTGACGTGTGGCAGCCAACGCAGGCGCTCGCCGTCGTCGGGTTGGCGGTTTTTGAGTGGTGTGCTGGTGTCGAGGAGTTTGCGGGCTCGGCGTTCGAGTTCCGTGGCTTGGTCGGTGGGTGTGGTCGTGGTTTCGGTCGGGGTGCCGATGTTGAGTTCGCGGCCGCGTTTGACCCAGTTGCGCCATGCGGCGTCGAGGTCGTAGGGGATTTTTCCGTTGGCGCGGCATGTGTCCTTGAATTTTTCGAGCTCCCAGTCGGGGTCGAGTCCGTAGCCGGCGGCGAGCGCGGTGAGGTCTGGTGTCGGCTGGTAGAGGGCGAGCGCCTGTTTGCGGGAGTCGAACGTTTGTTCGATGGTTGTTTTTGTTTTTTGCGCGCGCGTACTCTCTCTTGGTGGTTCTAATGATGGTTCTTTAAGAGATTGGGTGTCATGGGTGACACCCCGTGGCGTCATGGGTGACACCCCGTGATGGTCATGGGTGACACCCCGTGTGGTCATGGGTGACACCCCGTGGTTGGGTTGCGGGGTGTCATGGGTGCTACCCCGTGAATCTGACGGGGTGTCACTGGTGCTACCCCGTTTTTTCGTGGTTTGCTTGTTCTTACGGTTTTTGTATTCGACGTGGTTGTGGCCGTCGAGGGTGATGTGGTAGACGTAGGGGCTTCGGTCTGCGCGGTAGCGGGTGCCGTAGTCTTCGTCCCGGGTGATGAGCCCGTGGTCTTCGAGGTAGCGCAGGGCTCGTTGCACGGTGCTTGCGCTGGCTTCGCCTTCGGCCATGAGCCGGTCGATGCTTGGCCATGCGCGGTTGTTCTCGTCCGCGTAGTCGCACAGGATCAACAGGAAGAGTTTGGCGGAGCGGTCGCCGACCTTGATTCTTTTCGCCCGCCCGTACAGCAGTGAGCTCATGATGTCACCTCTTGAGTAGTTTGAGGGCGGTCTGGTGGCCGGTGTCGGTCAGGCTCCAGTTGCCCTCGATGTCGGGTTGTATGAGTCCGCGTTCCTCCAGGCTGGCGAAGGTGCGCGAATTGTTTTCGTATGCGGGGTAGGCGTTGCGGTTGAGCATGGCGATCAGTGTTTCGACCATGGTCGGCGAGAGTCGTTGGCGTCTCATGGCATGTCCTCCACTCGGGCCCACAGTCGTCGGCTGGCCGATGACACCGCCTTGCGGGTTTCACGCAATCGGGCGAGCGTGATGGTCAGGTCTTCGAGCACGTCTTCGGGAGCGCCTTGGTCGCGCAGCCGGCCCGCGCTGGTGGCCAGCTGGTCGATCAGCATTCCCATGGCGTCGAGTTCGCCGCACGCGGCCGCCCATTTGCAGCGTTGGCGTGCCGTCTGGCGTCTACTCGGCATCGTTATCGTCGTCATGGTCGTCTCCTTCCTTCATGACCTCGATGAGACTGCCGGCGAGCGCCTGTGTTTCCGCGTCGCTGGGCTTGTATCCGAGCAGTTCGAGGGCTTGGTAGTAGTCGTTGATGCGTTGCAGGCTGTCCAGCTGGTTTTTGTTGGTCCATGCTCCGGGGTTGATGTCAGCTTCGCGGCGTGCGAGCAGGATGAGGATGAGTTGGAGTTGGCGTGTGTTGTCTGTGCGGGCTCGTCGGCGTAGTTCGTCGAGGGTTTTGCCTGTGGTTATGTGCCAGATGCCGTTGTCGGGGTCTTTGCCGGTGATGGGCAGTGGCGTGGTCATGCGGTTGTATGCGGCGATGGTCTTGTCTGACCAGTTGATGTCGCCGGAGCCTGCGGGGAACCGGTATTCGTCGTTGCCGAGGATTTCGCCGTCTACCAGGTGCAGGAGGGCCTGTTGCATCATGGGTTTCTTCCATGTGTTCTGGGTTTTATGGATCCATTCGGCTCGCAGGGCTTGGCTGGCATCGTGCAGTTCCCGTGCCTTCTTCGTCTGTTCGCGCGCGTAGGCTCGGCGTTGTTTTTCGGCTTGTTTCGCCCGGTTGGCGTTGTCGATCTGGTCTTGGGGGATGCGTTCGTAGACGATGGTCCTGTGGGCGGTTTCGTCAAGGCCGATGATGGCGTCGATGTTCGGCTTGTTGCCGATGAGCTTCTGCCATTGTTTTTCGAAGCTGGTGTTTTGGATGTTGGTGATGCAGGTTGAGTATTGGTAGCCTTCCGGCGCGTCATTCCACCAGTTCGAGGGTGCTTGGCAGGTTTTGAGTCCGGCGCGGTGCAGGTAGTCGAGCGCCTTGTTCATCCACACGGTTCCCTTGCGTTCCTCGCGGGCTTTGCGTACCGTCCAGTCCCAGTTGTTGGTTCCGGCCTGGCGTGCGAGTTCCTGCTGGGTGGTTTCGTCTCCTTGGAATTCGGCGAGCACGTCCAGGTCGGATAGTGACAGTTGGTTGAAGTCCTTGGCGAGGGCTCGGGTGAGGCGTGGGATGCCCGCGATTTTGAGGCGGCGGCGCACGAAGTCGGTGCTGCGGCCGGTCTTTTCGGCCATGTTCTCGATGCTGCTGCCCAGGTCGAGCAGTCCCTGGTAGGCGTCGGCTTCCTCGATGGGTGTCAGGTCGTGGCGTTGCGTGTTCTCGATGACCATGAGCTCGCGTTCGTCCTTGGGCGAGAGTTCCATGATCCGGCATGGTACCTGTGCGAGTCCGGCCTGTTGGGAGGCGGCGAGCCTCCTGTGGCCGATGACCACCCTGTAATCGGTTGAATCGGCGATCGGGGTGACCACGAGCTCCTGCTGGATGCCGTGCGCGCGGATGCTGTCGGCGAGCGCGGTGATGTCTCCGATGTTCTTGCGGGGGTTGTTGGGGTTCGGCTTGAGTCGGGTGGTGTCGATGAGGGTGATGGTGGGGGTCATTTCGTGCGGGTCACGCTCCTTGGTTGATGGCTTCGGCGAGTGCTTGGGCGGTTTGTCGGATGCCGGGGTTTGGGGTGATGGTGGTGAGGTGGAGTGCGAGGTCGGCGACGAGTTGGGGGTATTCGTCGGTGTGGGCGAGGATGGTTATTCTGCTGTCTCCGTTTTCGATGTGGGTGGTGTTCCAGTCGGCGTCGGTCAAAGTGATGCCGGTGGTGTGTCCTGTGGTGTTGATGATGGTGCTCATTGGTTCTCGCGGTTCTCGTAGTTTTGTGGTTCCTGGTTGATGGTGTGGGGTCGGCGCTTGCGGCGGGCTTTCTGTCGTTGGTGTTCGATGGTTTGGCGGCGGTGCTTGTGTTTGCTCACTTGGTGGTGTCCTTTCGGTCATGGGGGTGTTGGCGGAGCATGTCGGCGAGGCGTTGGCTTCGGCGTTGCAGGTTGTCGTGGATGGTTCGCCCGGCTGGGGTTGCGGGTTGCCAGTCGGGCAGTTCCGGCGTGCTGATGGGTCGGATGGTCAGGTAGACGCCTTCGGGGCGGGTTTCGTCGGCGTAGCGTTTGCTGATCTGCCAGTGGATGATGCGGCTGTCGTTGGAGATCACTCCCTCGCGGTTTCGGCCGGGGTATCGGCTGTTGGTGGTTTGGAGCGCGTCGCCGATGGCGCGTTGGAGTTTGTCGAGGTCGCCTCCTCCTGAGGTTTTCGCGGTCTGCCATGCGGGCAGGTCGTGGAGCTTGTCGGTTCGGGGCACTCGGATTTCGCCGGTGATGGAGATTGGGCAGTCGTAGGGTTTGAGTCCGCTGGCGGTCATCATGCTGACGGCCGTGCCGCGGATCGCGGCTTCCCAGGATTGCAGTCTTGCGTCGACGCTGACCGCTTTGCCGTGTTTGGTTCGCCATGGTTGGACGCTGCCTTTGGTGATGGGCGTGCCCTGCACGATGATGTCGAGCGGTTGGCCGTTGTTGTCGTTGCCGTTCATTGTTCGGCTCCCCGATATTGCGCGATGACGACGTAGCAGTCCTTGTGGCGGCGGTCGGGCGCGATTTCCACCCGGTATGAGCCCTTGGGCTGGAAGCCGACGAATTTCGCGTTGCGCAGGCGGCGGCGCAGTTCGAGGGCGCGGCGACGGCTTTTGCCTTCGGCGACGATGGCCGGACGGTCGGGGAATCGGCGCAATGCCTGCGCGATCCGCTTCCATTTGCTGGCGGTTCGCGCAGGGGTGGTCACGATGTCGTCGGGCCAGCGTTCGATGAACCGGACGCTGCGCAGCAGTTCCAGATCGGTGTCGGATGCGGTGGCGTCGCCTGTTTGGGGTGTTTCGAGCTTGCTGATCTCCGTTTCCACGGACTCCGCCGGGCCCAGTCCGAGATGCTTGAAATACTGTTCGCCTGTGATCGGTTCGGCGCCGGTCTCGGTCTGGGTTTGCGTGCTTTGCGTTTCCTCGGCTGGTTGTGGTGCCGGCGTCTCGGTGGCCTGTTCGGGCAGTGGCGATGGCGCCGTCTGGGGCTCGAGGCCGGGACGGTTGATGCCGTGTTTGCGGCAGTATCGGCCGACCGCTATCTTTTCGTTGGATTCCAGCGCGTCCCACCCTTGGTCGACGGCGATGCTGTAGAGCTGCTTGACTTCCTCGGTCGTGTATTTCGTGGTCATGATGCTCCTTAATTGGTCCATGGGTCATTGGCTGGTGCCGTATATTCGCCGTATTCGCCGGACTGCGGCGGCTGCGGCGTCGCGTGTTGGCCTCGCTGGATGCGGGTGATGGCGGTGGTGGCGCGTTGCAGGCTTGGTCCGATGTCTTCGATGACCCAGCGTGTGGACCAGCCGGTGCCGCCGTCGCGTTTCTCGTACTTGCTGGTCTGTGGGCGTACCGTGGCCATGATCTGGTCTCCCTTGCCGAGCGATGCCACGATGTGCTCGGCGAGTTCGCGCCATGCCTCGCACTGCCAGCTGGTGGGCGTGACATCGACCGGATTGCCGGCCGTGTCCTTCTCCCAGCCGCTGGACAGGATGCGCAGGTTCACGACCGGTATCCCGTTGCCCGTGGTCCGGTATTCCGGGTCAGCGGCCAATCGGCCCCTGATGATCGAGATGCTTGGGTCTTTGGCCAAATCAGTCTCCCTTCGGTTCTTCCTGGTCTTCTTGGTCTGGATCTTCCTGGTATGTGGTGGATGGCAGCAGCACGCCGACGGTGAAGCAGTACATGCCGCCGAGCATCGGCTCTCCCCTGCCCTCGTGGGCCCCGACCAGCAGGAGAACCAGACCGGTGAGCGCGAGGATCAGGCCCGTGACGCGGATGATTCTGTCGCGCATGCCTATTCCTCGAATTGGGCGATGAATTCCTCCATCGCCTTGCGGGTGACACGTCGCCAGCTTCTGGTTCCCCGTCGGCTTGGCGGACGGAATGTGGTGAGAGTGCCGTTGTTCGCGGCGATGAGCAGTGCGTGATAGTCGATGTTCCACACCTTCGCGGCCGAGTTCAGCGTCCAGGATTCACGTTCGTTGAGCGGTGTCTGGTTGACGGGGATCCTCACGCCGTATTGGTCGGCGAGCGCCTTGCGAGTCTGTTTCGTGGTTTCGGCACGCACTCCCTGCTCGTTGAGTCTGGTCATGAGGGCCACGTGTTCGAGTATCTTGGTTTCGTTCATTGCTGGTCCTCGCTTTCGGTGAGGTATGGTTCAAGTTTTTCCATCGCCCACGGGAGTGCGAGCAGTACGCCACTGGCGACGTAGACGGCGAGCGCGATGGTGTTGCCGATCGGGTGGGCGCAGCCGTCGTGGGTGAGCAGCCATGCGAGGGCGAGCAGCATGATGACGGCGAGCGTGATGGTTTCACCGTCATGCTTTTGCTTTCGGGTTCGCATCGATGGTCACCCCCTTGGGCAGATAGTCGGCGAGTGTGATGGATGGCAGGAATCCCGCGTCCGTTTTGGCGTCCATCAGGAGCGCTTTGCCGATCTGGTCGGCGGCGGCGCTGCTCATGCTTCGGACGAAGTCAGGTATGTCTTCGGCCAGTTGAAGGCTCAGAAGGCTGCTGCCCTGTTCTCCGGCACCGTCGAGGGTGACTCGCGCGATCGGCGCGGTCATGCCCCCGATGCTTACGGTGAAGTCGAAGATGATAGGTTGGCCACTCATCACGCCACCTCCTTGGATGCTGTCACCGTAGAATCGTGCCTATGGGTGGTCTGGTTTCCTTCTTGCAGTGGGTTTGGTCGGGTATCGGTGGTTTGGGTGGATTTGTCGGTCTGCTTGGCGGCGGTTGCGGCGTCTTCGCCTTGTTCCAGACGGGCAAGTCGAATCTGCTCGCGAAGAAGGCGAACCGTATTGCGCAGGAAGCCAACAGGATCGCCGCTGACGCGAAGGGGGTCGCCGAGGAGGCCAACCGTCTTGCCGGCAAGGCGAACGAGATAAGCGCAGACGCGAATGCGATCAGCCAGAGGGCGTTGAGCGTTACCGCGGATCAGACGGTCTACAAATGGCGGGGTGAATTCGATGGCGAATCGTCGACCGTCTTCCTGCTCAACGACTGCCCCCACGAAGCATCTGACGTTCACGTGTTCGTCCGTCACGAAGACCAGACCATCATGGACAGGATCGTCGATAAAGTACCCGCGTTCGGCGAGATCCCGCTCAAGGACGAGCTGTTCACGCAGAAGGTAGTCGAAGACCAGCGTTCCATCGACAGGCTCAACTCCAGTGCCGGGTTCGTCTACATCGGGGTCGGCGGGTATGACGTCACCGTCCATGTCGCCTACACCACTGAGCTCGGGAGCAGACGCAGCAATACGATCAAGCATCGCCTGACCGACGGCCAACGCCATTGAATCCTTGCTGGACATCATGCCACTCCTCCCAATGAGAGCAGGAAATTGAATACGAGGAACGTGATCACGACCATCACGATGACGAACACGATGGGGTGATCATCCAAGAGGCGCATGAACAGAAGGAAGACAGCCACTAATACGGCAACGATTGTCAAGGCCACGACGAACACGGATGCCGTGAACGGCAATGTTTCGATGTACTTCTCGACCATCACATCTTCTTGTGGTCTGGGGTATCCCTTCGCCGGGCTAGATTGGAAAGCGCCAACCAAGCAACCAGCCCAACGAAGGGAAGAATGAAATGGAGCCATTGGAAGAACGTTCGAGCAGTGAAACGGTCAGGGACGGGGAACGTCATACGCCATCGTGGTACGTTCACTTCAACGGACATCGGCTCGGGCCGGTCTCCGATGCGAAGTTCAAGAAGATGGCGGACACTCTCATGTCCATCGTCAGAGAGGGAAAGCACCACGGGCTCGCGTTCACTCTTCCTGAGGATGGCCGTGATGTCTGCTGCATCTGGACTCCCGGCGTCCCGATCAGCTTCAAAGAGGCTGACAGTGAATCTGAATGACATCACGCCATCTCGCTTTCGGCGAGCGCTGGAATGGTGTTTTCGGCGGTGTCGAGCTTCTCAGCCATGGCAATGATTGAGGACAGAGGACGATGCGTCACGCCCGCAATGCGGCGCAGCTCGTCATCGATGGCCTGTTCCTCGGTCTGGTCGGATTCCGTGCTCATCGGCCCTCTAGGAAGTCGAGATCCTCGAGGTCGTACAATGCGATGCGCTCCTCGAGAGTAAGTCCGATGAGGTCGCGCTTCTGAGAAAGCTGTTCACGAGTGCCGTACTTGCCTTCGAGGACATTCCTGCGCTTTCGGATTTCCTCGCTGTCCAGCATGACCGGCCTGCCGATTTTATGGGCCTTTGGAGCCACCGCCACTGCAGTCATGTCAGTCTCCTTTCGGCTTGTCATCACGTCTCCGTATGCTCAGTTTACACACTTTTGATGAACTTATGCACATTTTCGGCCAAAATGTGCATAAGTTCGGCTCATTCAGGTCGCCCGCGCGTGTCGCAAAATGATACGGATGTGGCACCATGAGTAACGCATGTATGACGGTGAACTCCACCAGATGGCTGCCGAGCTCAACGCCCCTCGTTCTCTCACCCGCCTCTATGCGACATATTTAGATTCTACCGTTCGACAGGCGAGCGCTGGAGACGTTTTTATTTGTTCTGCTCCATTCGTTGTTTGAGTTGTTCTGGGGTGAGGCTTGACAGTGACGGGTCTCGTCTGAGTCTCTCCGCTACGTTGTGGTCTCTCTTGAATCTGATTATGTCCATTGTCTCGTATCCTTCATGTTTCAGGTATTCTTCGAGCAGTGTCATGGGGTATTCGAACTGGGCTCCGTCCCTGATGTAGGAGTCCGCTTCTTCCATGCTGTCCACTCCGAACCATTTACGGAGCAGTTCGTACATTTTCTGCTTGTCTGCGCCAAGCTCGGCGAATGCCGCGGTGGCTCGTTCCATATCACGGCGAAATTGGCGACTCGCCCCTTCGTTGCTCATATCGGCGTCATGCCGACCGGCCATTTCGCGTGCGAAGGCCAGACCATTGTCTTTGACCCATTTCACGATTTTGCCCATTTTTCCGTTCTCTCGTTCCGGCATCATGCCCCCAACCTCGTTGTTCTCTCGGCCGTCTCGATGCGGCTTGATTAGATTCTACCGCCGTATATACGGAATCGCCCCGATCGCTCTCTGCGGGCGCCGGGGCTTTGGCTTGACGGAATCAGGGTATTCAATGCGATGATCAGCGCAACTATTGTGCATGTCAGGAAATCGGTGCTCAATCCGCCAACGAAAATCAGCAGGGCGAATATCCATACTCCGATTGCCAGAATACGGAACATGACCATACCGATGGTTCGCCTTTGTCTGCCGATCGATCGGGCATGAAAAAACCCCGTCGCCAGTGGCAATCGGGGTGGGTACAGTGGTAAATATACCTTGGTAGGCGTATGTCGTCAAGTATTCCAGCATGTCACCATTCTGCTGGCTTACGCGCAAACACGTATTTTCCGTCGACCATTCCGTTGACTTCATCGGGCAGTTGGTGAGCTTTAAAATCGGCTGGAGAGAGAGCTTTGTTCCAGCTGCCAATTCTGTTCTGCGCATTACGGAATGGTTTCAGACTGCCCGCGATCGGCCCTTTATGGGGATTCAACACTCCAACAGGTATACGTTCTCGCGCAATGCGTATGGGTTCCGACAGATCGGAGTCGTTAGTCAGAACGAGAGCTGCATCGATTGTGTTCTCGTACATGTCGCGCAACAGTCTTGAAGCCACATTTACATCGGAGCCCTTCTCCTCAATTCGTTGTATATCCACTCCGACATGGCCATTCCGGAGTGAGATGGGCCAATTCTGTGGACCGCGTGGCATTATCCTGCTGAACTGCTGCGCCGTTACGCTCAGCAGTTGAGGCACTCGGCTGCGTGATAACTTATCAACCATGAAGGCATAATTGCTGCGAACTACGTAATGCCCCAAAACGATTTCATCTACCGAACCAGACGCACGCAATGCTTTCAGATAGAAATTCTGGTCAATCGCCGCCGACTGCGAGGAAGAGGCGTTCACACGAGCGGTGCAATAGACCACCGTCAGAGAGGCGTTGGGATCCCAATACTGCGCATACGGCTGTAGCATTCCACGTATGTCAAGCCATCGCCATTCAGGCGTCGAACGCCCCATATGCGAACGCATTCCGTAATACAGATTAAAGCCATCTATATAGGCTCCCACGCGAAATTGACTCATAGTTAACAATTCTACTGGTTATTTATATAAAAATTCATCTCCACTTTTTCCGGCTGGCGTCCGACGCAAAAACAACGGCCAGACGCTTCCTTGTCGTCTTATCATTATCCTGATTTTCTACCGGTTTTACATGCACTTGTTACACCATGTGCGAGTAATGGAGAACATTCGAATAGGCACATCCAGATCTTTGCCGTTCTGACTTGCATAACTTACTTAGTTGAGCTATAATTATTATGTAAACAAAAACGGAACAGTGGAAGGAGGTGAGACATGGATGAGGTCTGGAAAGCGATAGAAGCCATCGGCTCCCTGCTTGTCGGAATCGCCGCAGTCATCGCGGCGGTGAAATCCAAAGGCGATGAGCCGTCACCCGTACCGAAGCCCAAGCCGCCGCATATACGGCGAAGGCCTCGCCGGTAGTACAAGAGCCGCAGATTCCGAATAGTCCTAGTATCCGGAGCTGCGGCTCCCTATCCCCAGACTAATCCATGGAACATCATGAACACAACAAACGCATACAGGCTCGTCTCGCTGATATGTGGCGCGATGTGCCTCATTCTCGCCATCGGCGGTCAGGCCATCGCGGCCGGAACCTTCGGCATGGCCGCCGGGGTGTTCGGCTATCTGTCGGGAGGCCGGAAATGAGCACCGCAAGATATCTCAGCCTCAAGGAGGTCGGCGAGCGCATCGGTTCGAGCAATCCGGCCGCGAGGGGGTATCATCTGCCGGAGCCGGACGCGCTGATCGGTACGACTCGCGGCTGGCTGCCGGAGACCATCGATGCTTGGAACGCCGCCCGCCCCGGCCGTGGTGCGGGCGGCGGAAGACCACGCAAGAATCGTAATCAGGCCGATTCCCCCACCGCCTGACGAGCCTTGTCGGCGAGTGCCGCGAGGCTTGCGGCGGACCAGTGGGTGTATCCGGCCGTGGTGCTGATTTTGGCGTGGCCCATCATCGCTTTTCTCGCGTCTTCCGGGGCTCCAGCTTCAGCGAGGTGCGTGGAGAAGAAGTGGCGGGCGCTTCGGATGGTGACGTAGGGCAGTCCGGCGTCTTCGAGGGTGCGTTTCCAGCGTCGGCGTTCGACGGTGTTGGTGAGCGGGTGTCCCTCGCGCGTGAATATGAGTTGTCCGTGTTTGCATTGTCTGCGGCCGACGAGCGCCCAGAGTCCGAGCCATGTCTGGTTGCTGACGGGCACGAACCGGTTGCCCTGCTTGCTTTTTGGTTCGACGAGCCAGAAGCATCCCTCGTAATGGCGTGCGCGGAGCCAGTTGGGCACTTCGGTGTCTGATCTGAAGCGTTGGAGCTCCCACATGATCTGGATGCCGTGCACGCCGTCGATGGTGACGAGCTCTTCGGGAAGGACGGCGAATCGTTCGGCTTCCCTCATGCCGGTCTCGAACATGATGTTCCACATGAGGCTCCACATTTCGCGGTCGTCGTCGGTGTCGGCCAGGTGGCTGTATTTGCGGCGAGCGGGGTCGAGTGCGGCCTGCGCCGCCTGGGCCGGCTGTCCGGGTTCGAGGATTTGGGTGGCCTGCGACTCGTAGCGCGGCGGTGTTGCAGCGAGCGCCGGATTCGATGGGATGAGGCGTTCGCGGACCGCTGCGTCGAGTACCTGCTTAAGTCTGAGATAGTGGTTGTGGACGGTTTTGCTTCGGTGTTCTTTGGCGAGTTTGGCGCACATTCCGTCGATGGTGGCGGGGGTTATTCTGTCGAGTCGCATTCCGCCGATGACGTTGCGGATGGTGTTGCAGTCGGATCGGTAGGTTTCGAGGGTGCGGGGTTTGACGTTGGGCGCTATGGTGTTGAGCCATCGGTCCATCCATTCGCCGAGCGTTGGGGTTCCGGGCAGAGGCATATCGCCCTCGCGCTGCAGTCTTTTGATTTTTTCTTGGAGCCGTTGCCGGGCGGCGGTCTTGGTGGGGGCCTGTGCCTCGACCATGCGGCGTTTGCCGGTGCGCGGGTTTGGTGCGATCTCTTTGCGCGCGTGCCATGTTCCGCGTTTGTCTTGCCATTCGCTGCCGCTTCCTCGCGGTCTGCGTGGTGGTGTTTTGGGCGTCGTCGTTTTGTTTTGTTCGGGCATCAT